TTACGAAAAAGTAATCTCTTTAATTTTTCCATTTTCAATATATATTTTATCAATAATTTTTAACCAAAAAGTTCTTTTTTCTTCATCTGAAAATAAGCAATAAATTTTATATATATCTAAATTCATAATTTCTTTTAATTTTGAAAAGTCACTTTGCGGAGTAGATATTGTTTCATTTTTTAATTCATTCATCTTTTTGTTTAATTTTTCATAATCAGATCTGTATGTTTTTTTATCGATTAAATCGTCTAAATATAAATCTTTAAGTTTTAATATTTTGTTTTCTATTCGTTTTATTTCATTTGAGTTATCATTTTTGGTAGTTTGATTAGAGATGACAACATTTGCATTGATGTAATTTTTAGCGATGCTTTTAATATTATCTAATAAGTATTTTTCAATATATTCTTCTCTAATTAATTTATGATTGTCGCATTTGTATTCCATACTGCCGACTTTTCTCCTTGAAGCATTATCACAACAATATCTAATTAATTTTTTTGTGCTTCTATTGTCTTGCTTTTTACACATTCTAGTATTGCAAATACCACAGAAAATTAATCCAGAAAACAGAGAAAGATTAGATGTTTTTATACTTGTTTTTTCTCTTTTTTTAAATAGATTTTGAACTGAGTAGAACAAAGCATTGTTCATTATATGTGGAATATAGTTGTCTATATAAATATTTTTTCTATACAATTTATATTTACCAATATATGATGTGTCATGTAAATAGTGTATCATTGCATCGTAACCTTTATTTTCAAAGTGTTGGATAAAATATTTATAGGTTTCTTTAAGATTACCATTATTATTAATAAATTCATTGTATAAATTTAAAATATTTTCGGCTTCTTTTTTATTTATTACAAATTTTTTATCAACTATATCATATCCATATTTTTTGGTTCCAGATGTAACTTCTCCTTTTTCTCTTTTATTTTGAAAGACAAATTTAATTCTTTCAGATGTTTTACCTATTTCTCTTTGAGCAAGCGATACTTTTAAATTGAATATGAAAGTGCCATCTGCGGTAGAGGTATCAATATCATCTTCATCTATTGCTTTCATTGTACATTTATGATCTATTAATAATTTATTTATATTATTAGCATCTAACACATTTCTTGATAATCGATCTAATTTAGTAAATAGTACCATATCAAATACATTACATTTACTTAACATTTCATTTAATGCTTTTCTTTTTTTCATAGAAGAAGCGGATATTCCTTCATCTACATAAAATTCATATTTATATCCATTTTCTTTGCAATATTTTTCTAAAGCATCTTTTTGGGCCTGAATAGAAAAACCAAATCTTGCCTGTTCATCAGTACTTACACGGCAATAGCAAGCAACATATTTCATAATAAAAAACCTCCATTTTATAATTTATTTTTAATAAACTATTGAAAATGAAGACTTTTATAGTGTATAATATAAAAGTAATCACTTTCAGTAGTGTTTATGTTCGGAAAAGTTTTGTGTGTTAGACTGCAATCAATTTCACAAATCTTTTCCTTTTTTATTTTATTCGGTTAGTCTGGCAAAATCTCCAATATGAATAGTTTTATCATCTGATAGACCACCAGAAAAGTCTTTTGTATCTACATTTAATGATGCAACTTCTTGAGTTGATAACATAGTTTTTGCTGCTGCAGCAAGATATGATGGGGTAACATTTATTATTTTTTGACATATACACATTTTTTGAAAAACTGCTACAACTGTTACAACTTCTTTTATTGTATCTAAAGTTCCTAATGACTTACCATCTAAATCATAAATTTCTTTTCCAACAGAATAAATTTCAAATTTATCACCTTTTTTTATATAGTTATCTTTTCCAGCATTAATAACAATGTTCTCTAAATCAATTATTTTTACTATTTTGTAAGTTTCTTCCATTATTATTTACTCCTTTCAATTTATTTAAATGTTCAATAGATAAATACAATAATGATTGCATATTTTTTAATTGTTCTATTTCTGTTGATGAATTTTGGGTTAAGCATGTTATTATAAAAAGATTTAATTCATTTACAAATTTTTCATATTCAAAAATTATACTATCTCTATTTTTTATTTCATCTATTCGTGTATCATATCGATTTTTTAATGTATAAAATTTATTGTATAGTTCTTCATAGTTTGAATAAAACAATTTTATATTTTTATTGTATTTATATAATACATATAATAATATAATTAATGTTGTGGTTAGAAAAACTATAATCGCAGTTTTTAAATCAAATAGATAATTCGAAAAGATTGAAGCTATTATTCCAAAAATAGTTCCAATTTTATCAATAACAGAAAATTCTAATTTGGGTTTGTCTAATTTATACATATATTGCTCCTTTATTTAAATTGATTTCTTTTTCTAGCTTCAACGACTTTACCAATTATTCTGACTGGTATTTTCTGCATTTCTTCATTAGAAAAATGCCTTACGGGGTAATAAGGGTTCATAGCTATTAAATCTATGCCATCTTCCATTCTAACAACTTTTTTTACAGTTGCCTCATCTCCGTTTATTAATACAATACAAGTATTGCCACTTTCAAAATCATCTTGTTTATGTACTATTGCGATATCTCCATTTGAAAACAGCGGTTCCATACTGTCGCCTGTTACCTTTAATGCATAGTAATTTTCTTTATCTGATACATTATCAATACTTTCATATCCTATAATATTTTCATGTGCAAGATAATTGTATCCTGCTTTTACAGTTCCAAGAAGTGGTATATTTATTTTTTCTATGTTTTTAATAGGTATAGACTCCATAGGTACATCATATCCCATAAGCCAAACTTCACTTACATTAAGAGCTTGTGCCAAAAGATAAACGCCATCTTGTTTTGCTTTATATCTTCCAGACATATAAGAACTTATTTTTGACTTATCTATTCCAGTTTTTTCAGATAATGCTATTGGTTTTATATTTCTTAATAGTATAGCTTTATTTAATCTATTAGAAAAAGTATCTACTAACTCGTTCATATTACACCTCCAATTATTAATATTATAATAGAAAAGTTTAGAAAAGTCAAATGTTTTTATTAAAATTCAAAATAAAAGTTTAGAAAAAATAAATTTTTTTTAAAAAAAGTATTGACAATTGAAATATAGTTTGATAATATAATTCCAGTTTAGAAAACTAAACGAAAGGAGGAAATACAATTGAAGTTTGATTTTTCAAAATTAAAAGGATTAATCAGGGAAAAAGGATTAACACAAGAAAAAATTGCAGAAAAAATTAACATAGCTAATTCGACATTTAATTTAAAAATTAATGGAAATACTTTTTTTACACAAGAAGAGATATACAAGATGTCAAATTTTTTAGAAATTCCTAAAGAGAAATTATATGAATATTTTTTTACACTTTAAGTTTAGAAAAACTAAACAGATGACAATGTAATAAAAAGGAGTAAAGAATATGGAAGAAATAACTAAAAAAGACTTAGAAATACTAAATAGTATTATTAAAGAATATGCTGAAAAGCAATTTTCATTATTAGGTTTAAGGGATGTTTTTCCAGAAATAATACAAGATATACAACAAAAACAAAATACATTATTAAAAATAGAAATGATAATAAAAATGCAGTCTAACACACAAAAAGAAGGGAAGTGATTATATGTGGATTACGAAAAAATTAATAGAGCATTAATGGAAATACTTGAAGAAAAGTTTAATGCAAAAATTCAAAAGAAAGTAATTTTGAAAGAAGGTGAAAACAAATGAAAAGAAGTTGGAGGAATTTCAGAATAGACAAAAACAAAGTTTATATGAGAATAGGACAAGCAGTAACATACATAGCATTTAACTTATTATTATCAGCGTTTGGTTACTGGGCATTCTTACAAGGCTTAACATATTAATTATAGAGAAAGGAGTTGAAGAATAATGATATTTGGAATGTGTTTTGGATTTTTATTAGGAGCATTAGTAATAAATTTATATTTAAAGGATGCAGAAGAAACAAACGAATTACTAAAGAAAACAATAAACAATTTAGAAGACGATATAGATTTAGCAAATTCAAAAATTGAAAATAGAGACAGAATACTTAATGATTATCAAGAAGAAAATGTAATATTACTAAATAATTCAGCAGAGCTAAGAGATAAAATGACAGATTTAGAAAACAACATAGAATTATTAGTAAATAACTTATCAGACAAAAATAAAGAACTAATTTCAGACTACCAATCACAAAATTAGTTCGAGTATAAATACATATAAAAGCTACTCTACTATTAGTATAACACTAATTAGTAGATTTGTCAAAGGAGATTGAAAATGAAAAAAATTAATATAGGTGAAACAAAAGGAATTATAAGAAGATTAGACTCATTAGGTAGAATAGTTTTTCCAAAAGAATTTAGAAAAAGTTTAGATATAAAAAACAATGATGAATTAGAAATATTCTTGCTTAAAGACGGTTTCTATGTAAAGAAGGTGTAGACATGGAAACATTAGAACAACTAGAACACAGATATTTTTTATTAGAAATGCAAGACAAGTGGGACAGTGAAGACTATAAATATGCAAATGAATTAAAAGAAAAAATTAAAAAATTGAAGGGAGAAAATTAGATGATTAAAGACTTAATAGAAGTAAAACAGTTGCCTGTAATAGAGGAACAATTAAGAAGTGTAAGTACAGTTATAGATGAAAGAGTGAAAAATGCAACAAGTTTAGTATGTACAGAAGAGTCAGTAAAAACAATAAAAGAAATAAGAGCAGAATTAAATAAAGATTATAAAGAATTTGAAAACAAAAGAAAATTAGTAAAAGAACAAGTATTAAAACCTTACAATGATTTTGAAAATGTCTATAAAGAATGTATATCTGATAAATTTAGAAATGCTGACATAATTCTAAAAGGAAAAATAGATAATGTTGAAAATGAATTGAAATCAAAAAAAGAAAAAGAAATAAAAGAGTATTTTGAAGAATATAAAACAGCAAACAATATTGATTTTATTACATATGGACAAGCAAGAATAAATGTAACATTATCAGCAAGTATGAAAGGTTTAAAAGAACAAGCAAAACAATTTATTGACAAAATAGTAGATGATTTAAAACTAATTGAAACACAAGAGCATAAAACGGAAATATTAGTTGAATATAAACAAACATTAAATGTATCACAAGCAATAACAAGTGTGGCAAATAGATTTAAAGCTATTGAAGAAGAAAAGAAAAAAATAGAACAAGAAAAAGAACTTCAAAGATTTGTTGTGGATACCGCAAAAGATTCAGACAAGTATAGTGAACAAATAATATTAAATTCACCATCCGTAGAAGAAAAAACAGAAGAAATTTTAACATTAAAATTTACAGTAAAAGGAACAAGAACAAAGTTAAGAGAATTAAAACAATTTTTAGAAAATGGAGGATATGATTATGAGTAATGAAACACAAAAAAATAATGAATTAATGGTCAAATTTGATATTGATGGAAATGAAATTAAATTAACACCAAGTATAGTACAAGAATATATAGTAGGAACAGATGCAAAAATAACTAATCAAGAATTTAAGTTATTTACAGAACTTTGCAAAGTTAGAAAATTAAATCCATTTTTAAGAGAAGCTTATTTAATTAAATATAAAGCAGGAGTACCAGCACAATTAGTTGTAGGAAAAGATGCGATACTTAAAAGAGCTGTATTAAATCCAAATTATGACGGAATGGAAAGTGGAATTATAGTTCAAAAGTCAGATGGGACAGTAGAAGAAAGACAAGGAACATTTAAGTTAGGAGATGAGCAACTTGTAGGTGGTTGGGCTAGAGTATTTAGAAAGGATTGGTCACATCCTACGTATTCAAGTGTAAGTTTTAATGAAGTAGCACAAAAAACAGGACAAGGTCAATTAAATTCTAACTGGAATAATAAAGGTGCAACAATGGTAGAAAAAGTAGCAAAAGTAAGAGCATTAAGAGAAACATTTGTTGAAGATTTAGCAGGAATGTATGAAGCAGAAGAAATGCAACAAGAAATTCCACAACAAGAGCCTATTGAAATACAATCAGAAATAGAAGAACAAGCAGAAGAAACAAAAGAGGTATCAATGAATGAACTATAAAATTATATCAAGTTGTAGTACAGGAAATGCAACAATAATAAAAGACATAATTTTAATAGATTGTGGGGTTACTTTTAAAAGATTAGAAAAGTATTATAAGCAATTAAAAATAGTACTTCTCACACATATACATTCAGACCACTTTAAGAAAGAAACAATAAAAAAATTAGCACAAGAAAGACCAACATTAAGATTTGCATGTTGTGAATGGCTATTAAAACCACTTCTAGAATGTGGAGTTGAAAGAAAAAATATAGATGTACTTCAAATTGGCACGAAATACGATTATAGGCTATTTAAAATAGTATCAATTAAATTATATCATGATGTACCACAATGTGGCTATAGAGTGCTATTTGATGATTATAAAGTAATCTATATGACAGATACAAAAACAGTTGAGGGAATAAGTGCTAAAAATTATGATTTGTATCTTGTTGAAGGTAATTACGATGAAGATGAGATAGAAGAAAGAATTAAAGAAAAACAACAAGACTGCAAATATGTATATGAATATAGAGCAAAAGACAGCCATTTAAGTAAACAACAAGCAAGTGAATTTCTACTGAATAATATAGGAGAAAATTCAGAATATGTTTTAATGCACCAACATATAGAGAGGTAATTATGATAGGAACAAGTAATAAAATAATAACTTATTTACTAGAACAAGAAAAAGATAAACAGTTTGAAATAAAAGAATATAGACAAAAAAGGAGTTTAGACAGTAATGCTTATTGCTGGGTACTATTAGGAAAATTACAAGATAAATTAAATATACCCAAGGAAGAAATATACAGAGATTTAATTAAAAACATTGGAAGTTATGAAATTATACCAGTAAAAAATGAAGCAGTAGAAAGATTTAGACAAGCTTGGAGTAATCACGGTTTAGGTTGGGTTACAGAAACAATGAAAAGCAAATTAGAACGGTTTTACAAATATCATTACATATTATGGGTCTAGTGTTTATAACACAGCAGAAATGAGTAAATTAATTGAATTAATAGTACAAGAATGTAAACAGTTAGATATAGAAACAAAATCAGATGCAGAAATAAATAATTTATTGAAAGAATGGGATAAAAAATGAAATCAATTTTACAAAACAAAAAAGAAAGCTATATCAGTGGGCAAACTTATGGACTAGAAGAACATCATATATATTTTGGTACAGGAAAAAGAAAAATATCAGAGCAAAACGGATTCAAAGTATGGCTAACATATTTAGAACATAGAGGAACATACGGAGTACATGGTAAATATGGACATGAGTTAGATTTGAGATTAAAACAGGAATGTCAAAAAGAATATGAAAAAAATCATACAAGAGAAGAATTTATAAGATTAATAGGAAAAAGTTATTTAGATTAGGCAACAGGGATAAGACAAAATAAAGTTTTATCCCTGATATTGTAAAAGGTGGGAGATATGGAAAATACAAGTTATATAAAATTATTTAGAAAATTATTAAATTCTCCCATATTTGAGAATGAAAAAGCATTGAAAATTTGGATTTGGTGTCTACTAAAAGCAACACATAGAGAAAGAGAGCAGTTAGTAGGACAACAAATAGTAAAATTAAAAAAAGGTGAGTTTGTATTTGGAAGAAAACAAGCATCAGAAGAATTAAAAATGACAGAAAGTACTATTTACAAATACATAAAATTATTAGAAAAGTTACAAATGATTAGTATAAAAAGTAACAACAAATTTTCAGTTGTAAGCATTGAAAAATGGGAAGATTATCAAATTGAAGAATTAAAAAGTAACAACAAAGTAACAACAGAAGAACAACAAAGTAACACAAACAAGAATGTAAAGAATATTTATTTATATTTATTTAATAAGTATAAGGCGAAAATTGAAAAAGGAAAAGCAAATGAAAGAATAAGAATTATATCAGAATGTAAAAATTGTAGTGATTATTCTTTATTGACAGAAGAAGAGCAAGACCAATTGTTTATGGATTTAATGAGTATAGATAAAAGATTTAAGTAAAGGAAGTGATAAACAAATGATTACAACAGAAACAAGGCAAATGAGTTTTAATGACATACAAGATAAAACAAAAATAAGATATATACAAATCTTAAATAGATTAGACAAGCCTAAAACAGCAAAAGAATTAGCAGTAGAATTATTCGACTTAGGGTTTATACCAAGTACAGAAAGGAATTATACAGCACCAAGGCTAACAGAATTAGAAAAAATGGGATATGTAAAAGCAGTAGATAAAAAGAAATGCGAATACACAGGCAAAACAGTAGCAGTATATGAAAGAACAGAAAACGGTTTTATTGCAATAAATATGAACCATATTCCAAGAATTGATTAGGAGGCAATTATGCAAGAAAAATGTAGTAAATGTGATAGTGAAGAACTATTTGTAGAAATACAAGGAAATAGAAGAGGCTTATATTGTGGTAAATGTGGGAAATGGCAAAAATGGATTACAAAACAAGAATTACAAATAGCAAAGTTTAAAGGTTTAATAATTTTAGGAGGTAGTTATGATAATAGTAAAACAAAATAAAGAAGATATTGTAAATTTTTCTAGGGTAGCAGAAATAAAAATAACTGATTATGTAGCACAAAAGGAAGTCTTAGAAGATAAATTAGGAGATATATTTGCATCAATTTTAAAAGCAAATGTAGGAATAGATAATACGAAATTAAGCGGATACGCAATATATGCATATTTTGAAAAAGATAATTTTACCATATTAGGTAAATATAAAACAATGAAAAAAGCAAAAGAAGTATTAGCAGAAATAACAGAATTTTGGAAAAATGGAGCAATGTCAGATTATAAAGGTTTCATATGTTATGAAATGCCAGAGGATTAGCTAGGAGGTAGTTATGGACAAATATTTTGAATATTTTCAGCACTTGAACAAACAAATTCACAATTTAAACCAAAAGCAATATGATGAAATTGAGGAATTTTTAGGAGATATGGAACAATCTATAAATGTAGATACAACACTTAAAGAAATAGAAAAATATATAAAAAAATATAAAAGAAAAAACAAAATATTATTTATAGCATTTAAAACAAGAAATAAAAACAAACTAGCACATATTTGCAAATATATTATTGATTTGGAATGGAATAACGAATGGGCAATAGCAGTTGCAGGGCAAAGTACACCAACAATTTTTGGCTGGTTTGATGTTTAGGAGTAGATTATGAAATATAATTATCCACCGCTTGAGCGGCAAATGTGTAAAATGTATAGGCTGTAACAGACTTGAAAGTGAAAATTTCAAAGGAATTTGGAGATGTGAAAATTACATAGAAAAGGAGCTAAAGAAAAGTGAACAAATACAGAAATAAAAAAGTAATAGTAGAAGATTATGTATTTGACAGTATAGCAGAAAGTAGAAGGTATAAAGAACTAAAACTATTATTAAAAGCAAACAAAATAAGTGATTTACAATTACAACCAAGATTTTTACTACAAGATAGTTTTAAGAAAAATGGAAGGATATTTAGAAAGATAGAATATGTTGCGGATTTTAAGTACATAGAAAATGGTAAAACAATAGTTGAAGATGTAAAAGGAATGCAGACAGATGTATTCAAATTAAAACATAAAATATTTGAAAAAGTTTATCCAGATTTGGAATTAAGAATAATTAAATGAAAGGAACATAAAAGATGAAAGTAAATATATATAATACAGATAAAAAATACGACATAATATATGCTGACCCACCATGGGCATACTTGTGGGGAAAAGGTAAAAACGGAGGGAATTTTTGCCCAGAAAAGCATTATCAAACAATGTCAACAGAAGAGATTTGCGAGTTAGGAAAATACATAAAAACAATTAGAGAAAAAAATTGTGCATTATTCATATGGACAACAATG